CGACATGTACCCGTATATCGCAGACAACAAAGGAGGATCCGTTAATATCCGGCCGAAAACTTTCATTGTCACCTCTCAGTATACGATCGACGAATTGTTCACCGATGAGCCGACGAGAGAGGCACTCAACCGCCGATTCACAAGAATCGTTAAGGAGTCAAGGGATGATGACATCACCGCCGCCTTAATAGCGGTACAAATAGTAATTTGAATAAACATATTTTTATTAAAGTAACACAACCTAACCAACATTTTCCATACCCCCCTTGGGGGGCTAGGGGGGGTAATGCTCCCGCCCAATACCCTTGAACATGTTATGCTGCTTGAATAGCAGCAAAGATATTAACAGGTTTACCATCTTCATCGTTAATATCCCAAACAGCCGTAGGCGCAGTTCCTGATATAGAATTATTTTGATAAATATTCTTAGGAGGTTCTGCTGCACAAGTTTTAGATCTGTAAATACTAGTGCTGATTCCAACAATCTTTGTTGGGGCGTAACCTATAGTTGTAGCGGGACCGTGAGTTTGGACAGCGTCAAAATCAACAACCATTCCGCGCATAGTTACAAGAAAAACCATAGTAACATCTTTAATAGCTTGAAATTGCCTTATGGTACTCAAATCCAAAGTTTTATTCACGGTATGCCTGAATGAGTGTTTGTGAGTAGTACCAGCCGCCATTGAAATTGAAGATTTTTGGACTATAGTCCAACGGGAAGAAAAATACTTACCTTTAGGAGTACTGTTTGGCATATACGAGTTAACGTTTGCAGTAGTCCTTATAAACCCTGCAGCTTCGTCAATTGACGTTTCCCATGCCGTGGATGGGGCAACAAATGACGGAAAACTCTGCTTAGCAACGCACATGTAAATGGTAGCCACCATATTACTTTGCTCTTGATTCGTGAATTCCAGATTGCCGCTAACACCTCCATAAAGAAACTTCCCTGAATTTCCTGGACCGCCAGGAACTGTCGGATCCAATGCTGCGAACGCCGCAGTACTAGATGTATATGGAAGTTGCATTATAGTTAAAAGCTGAGCGCTATCTGCATAAGTAGCTATATCGAAAACTCGTTGACGATTCAGCTGGTTAGTACCGGGTACTGTACCAGTACTAGAAGCAAAAGAGAATGGACTTGCTTCTTCATAGGTATTGAAATAATTTGGAAAAATTTGCCCCCTTTTGTACTTTGGTTTTTTGTTTAGAACTTTAACGTGGTGAGTTCTTTTAAAACCAGTGTGATCATCGTTTGTGTCTTCAGTACCTTTACGATATTTATTCTTCCTGCGTAAAGCTGACTTATTCTTGCCTTTACGTGTGGATTTCTGAATACCCTTTATCGTTTGAACTGTTGCTTTAGCAACATTCCCTGCGAATTTCGCCTTCTTAACATTAGAAGGAGTAAGATAAGTTTTAGCTAAACGTTTGAGGCTACCAGCCGCTCCCCAATAAGACATAACAATAATAGTTGGGTGATACGACTATTTGCGGAAATTTCGTTTCCCCACAGGGGGGGTCTAAGTACTATTATTACCTTAGACCCTCTGTGTATGTGTACTGTGCATGGTTACACAACACAGCCTATTATTTCCATACTACGCCACATGCTTGCCTACATAAAGAACTTAGTTCCCCAGTTATGTACTATCAATTTTAATGGATCAATGGCAAGACAACCCCGGTCTCGAGCCTTCTGCTTTACCTGGAATAATCCATTGGCCACCTCTGAGGCGGTCCTCGAATCCATTCCAGGATACACCTACCTCACCTTCGGACGCGAAGTCGGGCAGAATGGGACTCCCCACCTACAAGGATATATTCGATTCGCCCACGGCAAAACATTGCGCTCGGCAAGAACGTTTCTTCTCGGATGTCATGTCGAGCCCGCCGTTACAACCGGCGCCGCAATTGAATACTGCCAAAAAGACGGAGATTTTGTCGAATTTGGAGTTAGGCCAGTCGATCCAGTCACCAACGGAGACAACGAACGAGAGCGATGGGAAAACGCGTGGGAGAATGCCAAAATCGGAAATTTGGAAGCTATTCCACCCGATATCCGAGTACGACAATACTCTGCTATCCGGCGCATCCAAAAAGATTACATGGTCAAGCCCAACCTCCTTCCAGGACCCTGTGGAATCTGGGTTTACGGACGTTCTGGGGTTGGAAAGACCCACTCCGTATACAAAAGTTACCCAGACCTGTATTCGAAGAACGCTTCTAAAAACTGGGATGGTTATCAGAACGAGGACGTTGTCCTCTTCGACGATATTGATCCCACTCAATGTAGTTGGATCACTCGATTTCTCAAAATTTGGTCCGACATGTACCCGTATATCGCAGACAACAAAGGAGGATCCGTTAATATCCGGCCGAAAACTTTCATTGTCACCTCTCAGTATACGATCGACGAATTGTTCACCGATGAGCCGACGAGAGAG